ACGAGCGTCTGCCGCTGCCGTTCCAGCCGCTGACCGAAGGTGTAGCCCCGCCCGGATCGGCGATGACGTTGCAGCAGGTGCAGGCGACCGCGCAGCAGTGGGGCGACCGCGTGATCATCACCGACGTGGCCGATCTGACCATCAAGCACCCGCTGTTCAAAAAAGCGGTGGAACTGGTGGGCATGCAGCTGCCCGAAACCCTGGAGCGCAACACCTTCACGACCCTGCAGTCGGGCGTGCAGGTCAATTTCGCCAACGGGCGTGCCACACGCGGCGCACTCACCGCGACCGACGTGCTCACGCCTTTGGAAGTCTCGCGCGTGGTGGGCTCGCTCACGACCTACGGCGCCCCGCGCTTCATGGGCGACGAGCGCGAGGACATGAAGATCGACGCCGACCGCTCGCCCAACCGGGGCAGCAATTCGCCTGCGGTCATGGAGCACTACGTCGCGCTGGTGCATCCGCTGGTGTCGCAGGACTTGCGCCAGAACGCATCGGTGGTGCAGGCGTGGGCCTTCAGCGATGTCAACCGGCTCTACAACAACGAGCTTGGCGCGTGGGGCGGGGTGCGCTTCTGCTCGTCCAACATGATCCCCTATTGGGTGGGCGTGGCGGCAGTGAGCGGCACGGCCTCGGCCACCGGCGGCTCGCTCGCCACCTCGGCCACCTACAACATTCAGGTCACCGGCGCACCGGCGCAGACCTCGGTCGAGCAGCGCATCTATGCCGCCTCGGGCAGCATCTCGGTCACCGGCCCGACCGGCTCGATTGCGGTCACTACGCCCAACGTGCCGGGCTACGTGTTCAACATCTACGTGAGCAGCACGGCCACCATCTCCAACCTCGGCTTGACCGCGCTGGGCCCGACCTCCGGCCCGCTCGCAGGCAACGCCGTGCAGCTGCCGCCCAACACCAGCGTGGTCATCACCGGCATCGGCGCGGCGCAGACCCCGCCGCAGGCACCAACGGCAGGGGTCACCGTGTTCCCGACCTACTTCATCGGGCGCGGGGCCTACGGTCAGGTCACCTTGGCCGACGCCGAGTTCCACTACCTGACCGGCGCGGACAAATCCGATCCGAACAACCAGACGCGGGTGGTGAGTTGGAAGGTGTTTTACGGCTCGATCTTCTTGAACCAAGGATTCATGGCGCGCGTGGAATCGGCTAGCGCCTTCGCGGCTGGCTACACGAGCGGCACCGTTTCCTAACTAGACCTCCCTCTCTTGCTCGGGGTCAACGCGCAAGAGTGTTACCGGGGGCTTAATGGCCCCCGTTTTTTTTGAAAGGTGCTTGTGATGACAGACAAGAAACTCACGTTGAATGCCGATCTGGACCTGCCTGCCGAGATACGCGAGAAGCTGGCGAACTACGAGAAGATGGAGGCACGCGCGCAGCGTGCGGACGCCATCGAGGCCGAGCGTAACAAGCTGAAGCAGCTGCTCTCGGAGAAGGTGAGCCCGCACCTGGACATGGTGAGCCTCGATGACAATGGCAAGCCAAGCTACAAGCACATGATCGACCTGCCGCCGGTGGGCGGCTTCTCGATCCGCATCAACGGCGTGGACTTCTTTCACGGTCAGGTGTACGACCTGGACGAGGACATGATGAGGTGCATCATGGACATCGAGTACCGCTGCTGGCAGCACGAACGCTCGATTCGCGGCAGCAACGAGAACGCCTACCGGCGTCAGTTCAACAACACGCTGGGCCCCAACGGCGTGATCAACACGCGCCGCAGTCTGATGGGCTAAAGGAGAATATGACACATGGATGAAGCCGCGCGTGACCCGCTCGTCGCCAACGGATTCCAGATTCAAAGCGGCGCGGGGCAGGGCCGCAACATCAGCATCACGGGCGTGTTCCTCACCAGCGATTCGCTGGCCGAGAAAAACCGCAAGTTCGATGAGGCGATGACGATCATCAACCGCCAGCGCGTGCGTCAGGAAGTGCCGCTGCTGGAGGAGCAGCTGGACAATCAGGTGCGCCAACTCGATCACGCGCTGAACGAGGAGCAGCGCCTGCGCGATGTGGTCGCGGCCACCAAGCAGTCCGATGCCAAGAGCAAGCGGCAGGCGGAACTGAACGCGGCGAGCAACGCGGTGGAGTCGTTGAAGAAGAGCATCAAGGAGGGCCAGGAGCGCCTTGCCGAGATGCGTGAGGAAGGCGGTTTTGACAGCGGAGACAACGGCACATGATGACGGCCAACCAGATTTGCGCGCTCGCGCGGCAGGTGTCCAAGGCACCGGCGGCTTACTCGCAGCAGAGCCAGCAGATGATGCAACTGGTGCTCGATGACCTGTCGATCAACCGCAACCTGCGGGTGAATCTGGTGACCAGCACGCTCAATGTGCCCGCCAACGTCAACGGGCCCATTGCGCTGCCGGTCAACTGCCAGCGCGTGTACGACCTGTTCTACACCGTGAACGGCATTCCGCACGAGATCACGCCGATTGATTGGGACTTGTACGACTCGCTAATCGTTTCGCCGCAAGTGACCAATTATCCGTACAACTTCGCGGTGGACGTGAGCCCGACGCAGGCCGATGGCGTGGCGCCCAACATCTGGATTTATCCGCTGTCCACCACACCGCTGCCCTGCCAGCTGCGCTACTTCAAGAAGCAGGCGACACTCGTGGACTTCAACGTGGTGCCGTGGTTTCTGGATCAGGACTACCTGCTGCACGCGGTATCCACGCAGCTGATGAAGATCACCAACGATGATCGCTGGCCCGCCTTTGTCTCCAGCGGCGAGGAGATGCTGCGAAAGCATCTGATCATGGAGGGCAACCGGCTCAACGTGCCGATCCGCGTCAAGCTCGATCCGACCTTGTACCGCCCGCACTCCAGCCTGCGCCCGACCAAGCTGACGGACTGACATGCTGCGCAACGCCCATCCCGTCCCGTTCATCGCCCGAGGGGTGGCGGACGGTTTCGAGCAGACCAACACGTTCCCCGGCGCGTGCCGCCTGATGCGTAATTTCATCTTCGATCAGGCCAATCCGAACGTGGCGGTGGCGCGTCCCGGCTGCACGCTGCTGATCGACTTCGGCACCGAGCCGAGCTTCATCGATCCGACATGGTTGCCGGTCCACATCACGGTGGGCACGCGCATCTACGGCATGGTGTCCACTTCGACCTTCGGCGCGTTCGATGAGCCGTTTTGCTACGACACGCTGGACAACGTATTCATTCCGGTGACGGGCGCTGGCGCGCTCAACCTGCCCCTCACGCAGGCCACGGTGGGCCAGTGGAATCCGCCGACGATGGCGCAAGTCGGGCCCTACATCCTGATCACGCATCCGGGCTACGACGGCACACCGGGCAAGTTCATCGGCTACATCGACGTCAACATTCCGCTCGCGCCCATCTACGACTGCGCGGACACGGCGCTGACTGGCTTCGCGGACGTGCCAACGGCGGTGGTCAACTACAACAATCGCGCCTACTACGCGGTCAACAACGCCATCGAGTTCAGCGACGTTCTGCTCCCGCTCCAGCGCACCGCCGGTCCCCCGATCCAAGTGCTCACCTTCGGCGACGACACGCCGATCAGCGCCTTGGCCCCCTTGGCGATGGGCACCAGCGTGCAGGGCGTGCTGGGCGCGCTGATCGTGTTCAAGGCATCGGTTGAGTCCACTGCCGGTTCCAAGATGTCGATGTGGCAAGTGACCGGCGATATCGACACGCTCCCGCAAAGCAACCTGCTCGTGCAGCAGCTGGCCGAGAACGTGGGCACGTTCGCGCCGCGCTCGTGCTGGAACACGCCAGAGGGCTTGAAGTTCATGGGCGCGGACGGGGTCTACGTCGTCAACGTGGCGGGCATGGTCATCCCGCTCAACAATCGGCGCGGCGATCCCGACGGCCTGCCCGACTTGCGCCTGCCCTTCGCGGAGGCCACACCCGCGCAGCAGTCGCGCGCAGCCGGGTGCTACAACGCGGGCGTGTACCGCATCAGCCTGGACACGGTCATCAACGGCATCGCGCAGGATGGCTTGGACTTCTGGTTCGATGAACGCTACCGGCGCTGGAACGGGCCGCACACCTTCCGCTACGACTGCGCCTCGCCGCTGGGCAAGCAGTTCGTGCTGTCCTCTTCCACGCATGGCGCGGTCTTGTTCCTGTCCTCGCCCACGCAGCAATCGGCGCAATCGGTCTACACCGACAACGGCGTGGTCTATGAATGCTTCATGCAAGGCTCGCTCATGAGCGATCAGGGCGACATGAACATGAACACCATCGTGGAAACCACGATGGAGTTGGGGCGCTCCTCGCAGTCCTCGCAGTACATCATCCAGGCGCAGGACGAGTTCGGCGCGTCGCTGAACGAGGCCACCATCACGATCCTGAACGTGGGCGCGCTGTGGGGCTCGGTGACGTGGGGCGAGTTCGAATGGGCGGCATCGAGCTACATCAGCCAGATTCTCAACGTGCCGTGGACCGAGCCGATCATCTTCAAGCGCATCCAGTTTCAAGTGCGCTGCACGGCCCAAGGCGGGGTCGCGCTCGGGCGCACATGGGTGCGCTACCAGCAACTCGGGTACATGAACACTCAACAGGTGGCCTAAGACATGGCAATCATCGGCGCGCTGCCCATCACGCTGACCAACGGCACGGTGGCCGACGCAACGCAGGTCATGCAGGACTTCTCGTTCATCGTCAGTCAGGTGAACAACAACGGGGCGGAACTGTCGCTGACCCCGCAGCTGAATGTCGCCAACGTGTTCACGCAGCCGCAGACGGCATTGCCTGCGACCACGCGGGCGCATCTGCCGCGCGCGAGCCAAGTGCAGGACGGGGCGTTCAACTATCTGACCGGGGTGGCGGGCACCAACGCCGTCACCGGCAATGCCGCGATCTCGCCGGGCGCCTACATCATCGGGGCCGCGTTCTGGTTCATCCCGGCAGCGACCAACACGGGCGCGACCACCTTGAGCATCAACGGGCTGGGCGCGCAGGCCGTGCAGGTCAGCGGCAACGGCTGCACCGGCGGGGAGCTTCGCGCGGGCAAGCCGGTGGGCGTGTTCTGGAGCGGGGCGGCGTTTCAGATCGTGCATGGCTGCTGGGGCGGGGGCAGGCCGCTCGCGAGCTACGTGCAGATCGCCGGGGCCACCACACCGGCGGATGTGCTGCTGTGTTTCGGTCAGTCGATTGCGACAGCGGGTGCGGGTGCCGATCTGTTCGCGCGCATCGGCTACACCTACGGCGGGGCCGGGGCTAGCTTCACGCTGCCCGATTGCCGTGGCCGCACGGTCGTGGGCAAGGACGACATGGGCGGGGGTGCGGCGGGCCGCGTCACCGCCGGGGTGAGCGGGGTCAACGGCGCGGCGCTCGGTGGGGCGGGCGGGGACCAGCAGGCGCAGACGCATACGCACACGTTCACCGCTTCAGCTTCCCCTAGCGGCTCGCACAGTCACACGACAAACATTCAGTCGTTCAGCAGCGGGTTTAATGCCCAATCTGTCACGCTGCAGCCGGCTCAATTCGGAGCCCCAGCCAGCTTCACATCAAGCACCCAACCCGATCACACCCACACCATCAGCGCGAGCGGCGGGACCGCGTTGTCGGGCGTGGCGCAGAACATGCAGCCCTCGATCATCGCCAACACCGGGATCGTGTGGTGAGCGTGTTCGCCAAGAAAAACGTCTGTCCGTTCGTCTCGCGCGAGTGCGTGGGCGAGAAGTGCCACGCCTGGATGAAGTTCGTCACGACCAACCAGATCACCGGACAAAGCGAGGAGCACGAAGCCTGCGGCATGACGCAGCAGACGCACCTGCTGGTGGAGATGATCCAGTTGTTGCGCCAGCAGCAGGGCCAGACGCAGCAGTTGTCGGGCGCGCTGCACCAGCAGGCCACGGCAATGCAAAGCTACCTGCAGCACGAGCGCGAGCGTTCGATAGACAACATGAGGCAGATCGATGCAGTCGTTGTTCCACCGAACGGGCACACTGGCCGTTGAGCCGGAGCGCCCCGGCGAGCGCGAGCCCGACATCGAGTTTCGCGAGGCCGACAACGTGTTCGTCAAGGTCAACACGTTCCTGACGCAGCGCCCCTCGGTGCGCGAGATGCACAAGCACGCGTACTCGCATGTGAGCGTGTTCCTGGGACGTTTCCGGGTTTTCCTGGGCGATGCTGACGGCATACCGTTCGCCGCGCCCTACGTCGATGTCGGCGGGCCCGGCCAGCCGCAGAGCCTGACCATCGAGGCCGGGCGCTATCACCGCATCATGTGCCTGTCGCCGGGCGGCAAGCTGATGTGTATCTGGAACGGCGATCATTGGGACGAGGAGGTCAAGACGCATGGACTCGATTAATCCGCTGGTGCGGCTGGTGTGCTGGCTGCACGGTTTCCTGCAGCCGCATTGGGTGGGCCTCGCGCTGGGCGCGGTGAGCGCGGTCGGCGGGATCATGGATGCGTTCGGCAGCGATGATGAGGGCGGGGGCAGCGACACCGGCGCATTGAACAAGTGGCACCTGCTGGAGCAAGACAATGCTTGGCGGCAGGCCAATGCCAAGAACAGGGACTACACCAACGCGCTGGCCGCCTTCTCCGGGGGGCAGGCGCGCAGCCTCTACGATCAAGGCATGGGCCTCAACTGGCAACCGTACATGCACGCGAACCAGCAGGCGGGCGACATGTATAGCGGGCTCGCGCCGCTGTACACGCAGTACGGCGACCGCTTCGCAGGCTTGGGCGATACCATCTGGCAGTACGGGCAGCGCATGATGGACGCGGGGTTCGATCCGCAAGACCTCTTGCGCAAGCGGCTCGCGCAGCAGACGCAGCAGCAATCGCGTGCAGCCAGCACGGCGCGGGGGCTTGGCACCTCGCCCTATGCCGCCGGGCTTGAGTCGCAGGCGCTGTCGAACTTCGACATCGATTGGGAGAACAACCTGCTGCAGCGGATGGGGATGGGCCTGCAGGGCGGGATCGCGGCGAACCAGATGGGCGGGCAGGATTTTACGACCGCAATGATGCTCTACCAAATGGCCCCGCAGATGCTGCAGCAGGGGGCGATGGCTCCGCTGCAGGCACGCCAGAACCAGCTGGCCTACCAGCAGGGGCAGCTGGGCCAATACGGCCAGAACATCCAGAACTACCAGCTTGCCCCGCTCTCGGCCTTCCAACAGCTGCAGATTCCTTACCTGTACCAAGGCCAAGGCGCGCTGAACAGCGCCAACCAGCAGTTCAACACCGACCGCGCCTTCAACGCGCAGCAGCAATCCTCTGGCATGAATGCGGCGTTCCAGGGCATCGGCGCGATCAACGACGCCTGGAACAACGGCAGTTTCGGGCAGGCATTCGGGGGCGGTGGCGGCAGCAGCAGCGGGTCGAACCTTGCCAACGCCTTCAACACGGCCACGCCCTCGCAGTGGTCGGCGGCCTTCGGCTACTAAGGAGACAACGATGCCGTTCTATGGCGCGCAGGGGTTTGTCGATGCCTTCCAGCAGATGCCGATCAACCGGCTGCACGCGCAACAGGCGCTGGGCGCGCAGATGGCGGTGGAGGCCGAGCGCCGCAGGCTCGCCGCCGAGCCGCTGCTAGGGCAGACGTGGTACGAACTAGCGCACCAAGCCCCGCAACAGGTGCCGCTGCCGCAGCCGCCCATGCCCGGCCAGCAGTCGCTGCCGATGTCGCAGCCGGGACCGGCGGGGATGTATCCGCCGCCGCAGGTAAGTCAGTTGCCGCGCCCGCCGACCTTGATGGCTGGCGTGCCGCCGGGCGTGCCGCTGCCTCCGCCACAGGCGATGCAGGGGATGCCGCTGCCGGGGCCGCAGGGGATGCAGGAGCCGCTTTACCGTCCGCTGCGCGCCGACGCGCTGGGCGAGGGCATGGCCTCGCGCCTGCCCCCGCTCCTGTCGCTTCGCTCCGGCGCGCTGGACACCGGCCAGACGCAGGTGCCGATGCGGCCCGACGCGCAGCGCCCGGTGGGGCTCGATCCAGCGGGCAACCCGACCGTGCGCGCCGTGGGCGAGCCGGGGGTGCAGGTGATCCTGAACCGCAACGATCCGCAGGCTTCACGTGGAACGCCCAGCCTGCCCGTGCCCGACGGCGCCTCGGTGGTGCCCGGTGGTGCCGCCGCGCCCGGCGATCCGCTGGCGGGCGGCATGTCGCAGGCGCCCGGTGGCCTGCCCGCCCCGCCGATGGAGCAGCCCGCCGCTGGCGCAGGAGCGCCCGGCGCACAGATGGGCATGCCGAGTTTCCTGCAGAGCCCCGACATGATGGAGTTCATCCGCGCCGCCAAGCGCGTAGGCGTCGATCCTCGCGATCTGCCTGAGATGGTGAGGAGCGCCAATCCGATCATGGCGAAGGAGATGGCGGCAGCGCAGGCCGCGCAGAACGCATGGTTGCGCACCTACGAGGCCGAGATGCGGATGGGAATGGCCGACCGCCGTATCGAGTCCGCCGAGCGCATCGCCGCTGGGGTGCAGGAGGGCCGTGACCGCGACCGCGAACTGCGCGCCCAGCATTACGCCGACTTGAAAGAGAAGTGGGAACGCAAGGACGAGATCGACCGAGGCAAGCTCAAGGCATACGAAACCAAGGCCAGGACCGGCACGCTGATGAACAACGCCGTGTACCGCTCCACGCTGGAGAAGTACAAGCAGGAGATGCAGAACTGGCGTGCCACGATGAACATCATCAACAACCCGATGATCGATCCGAAGGCGCTGCCTGCGGCATTCGAAACGGCGCGCGATCAGCGCGCGCGCATCGACTCGCTGGAAGAAATGCTCAACGGCATCTCGGGTATCGGCGAGACGAAGGAAGGCAAGGAGGTCGATCAACCAGCCGCTGGTACGACGCAGCTTGCGGCACCGCCGATTGGCACCGTCCAGAAAGGCTACCGCTTCAAGGGCGGCGATCCCGGCAGTCCGGGCAGCTGGGAAAAGGCGGACTGATCCGTGGCGGGACCGTGGCAAGACTACGAGAGTGCGGCACCCGCCGAGCCAGCAGCGGGGCCGAGGGGACCGTGGCAGGACTACGGTCCCATCAAGGAGGGCGGGCAGACCGCCGCACCGGCTGGACCGTGGCAGGACTACGCCGCGCCCTCCCCTCCTCCAGGGCCAGCGGGCAAGATCGTGGTCGAGCTTCCGCCGCTGCGCAAGCTGGGCCCCGCCGAGCACGAGGCCGAGCAGCGCAAGTTCGATACTCAGGTGGGGCAGGAGGAACAGGCGGCAAGGTCTTCAAACCTGCAGGCAATCGACCGCGAACTGCGCGTCAACAAGAATCCAGCGGCGCGTGAGATTCTGCTTAAAGAACGCGCGCGAATTGCCTTGGGCGAAGCTAAAAAGACGCACGGCCCGGCGGTGCCCGCCCCGTACCGCAATCCCAAGCCGGTCAATCTGCCTGGACCTTCGGCGGGGCTAGACTTCTACGAACGCTACGTCACCCCGTTCGCCGAGAACGCGCTGGCGCTGGGCAGCGGCATGGTGGCCGCGCCGGTGGCCGGACTCTCGGGCATGGCGGCGCTGCCGGTGCCCGGCGTGTCCGCAGCCGACGTGGTGAACCGCGTGCAAAGCGGGCTCACCTACGCCCCGCGCACGCGCGGCGGAGAGCAGCAGAGCCAACGCTTCGGGCACCTCATGGAGTATCCCTCGCGCCCGGCGATGGCGGCAGGCGAGGCGCTGGCCGATGCAGGCTATCCCAACGCCGCGGTGGTGGCGCGCACCGCACTCGATCCGTGGGCGTGGCTGGCGATCTATGGTGGCTTGCCCAGGGGCGGCCCGCCGCTGCGTCCGAGCGCAGCCCCGCAGGTGCCGTGGCAAGGGCAAGGACTGTCCCGCCCGCCCGCCCCGCGCCCGCCCTCGCCGCCCGGTCCCATGCCGCCCGCCCCGACGCCACCGGGCGGTGTGCCGCGCACTGAGCCCAGCTTGGGCCAGTACCCCGAAGTCACGGGCCCGGAATTTAGCCCGCTGGGCCGCGACATCGCGCCCCTGGAGCGCCGTCCCGAACCGGCGCTGGGCGGTCTTCCGGAGCCCAGCAAGCCGGAGTTCCCCAACGCCGACATCACGCAGAACGTGGGCGGTTTCGAGTTCGACCGCATTGCCCCGTCCAAGAAGCCGCGCCTCAAGGGTCCGCCCGCCACCGAGCGCGAGGTGCCGGGCAGCGTGCAGGTCGGCGATCAGCCGCCCATAGCAGTCGGCGAGCCCGCCTTGCCAACGCCTCCTGTGCAACAGGTTGGTGCTCTGGCACCAGAGCAAACGCCAATCGCACCTGCGCCCGATTTGGGCGGTTTGCCGCCCCCGCCGCAGGGCGAACTGCCGCCCGTCCCGCCCTCGCCCGGCCACAGCGCCCGCCTGGACTTCACCGGGCAGACCGTGGCGAAGGGGCCGGAGTTGCCGCGCCCGCCCTACGAGCCGCCGATTCCCGAGGGCGAACTAGACTTCTCCGGCAGGAGCACCGCGCGCTACGACCTGACCAGCCCGGACGATGTGGCCGCTGGCGTGCATGTGGTCGAGGACACCAGCCGCCGCACCGGCGGCACGGAGGAGGGCCGGGGCTACCAGCACAAGCAGACCATCGCCTTCCGCACCAAGATCGAGGAGTACCTGTTCAAGAGCGCGACCGAGGGCCAGAAGCAGGACATGTGGTTCAACCGGCTGCAGGACCGGGTGCGCAACCTGGAGCCGGAAGAGTCTGGCTACGCTGATCTGGCGGACATGACGATCCCCGAGTTGCAGCGCGCGGCCAAACGCTACCGCGATCAGGTGCGCACCCAAGTCGAAGCGGCGGCGCGCGACTACGAGGGCGAGCAAATCAACGTGCGGGCCCGGCCCTACGACCGCAGCGTGTACGAGGAGCCGGGCGCACCGCCTGCGCCGCCCGCACCGGAGCCCGGTGGTTTGCCGCTGCCGCCCGGCGGGGCCGCTGCCGCACCGGAAGAAGCGCCTGCGCCCGCCGAGGCGCCCGCGCTGCCCCTGCCCCCGCGCCCGCCCGCCAAGCTCAAGGCCGAGACGCGCGGCGGGCTGGACCTGACCACCGACTCGCTCACCACCGCGATCTCCAAGCTGGGCGGGCTGTCGCGCGATCAGATGCTCGACATCGTGGGCGACACCAAGGGCAGCTACAAAACCAAGTCGGGCCTGTCGGTGTTCCGCAAGGGCGGCGCGGACATCGACACCATGTTGCAGCGGCTCTACGAGAATCACTACATCTCGGAGGAGAACTGGCTCAAGGACAACGGCAAGAGTTGGTTGGAGGAGGCGCTGCACGAGGAGATTGGCGGCACCAAGAAGCACTACTCGCTGGGCGGAGACGAGGAGGCGCGCTTCGCACGCATGCGTGACGACTATTACGGCGGCGGGCCGGGGAGCTTGAGCGCCAATCCGTGGTTCAACCCCAAGCGCATGCTCAAGGCCGTGCGCGAAGCGGTGCAGTCGCTGACCGGCATGACCGATGCCGGGCAGATCGGGGCCGGAGCCGGGGGGCGCGGCCACGGCATCGCGTGGCAGTACGACAATCTGGTCGAGTCGGCGCGCATGACGGGCATGGAGGACATGGCGGCGGTCAAGCGCAACAAAGCCAACGCGGGCAGCGCCAAGCAGAAGCGCAAGGACATTGGCACCCTCTCCGCAATCGAGGACGAGAACATCCACCTGCGCGAGATCGCGAGCCAGCGATTGAGTCAACGCTGGTCGCAGGAGGAACTGGACTTGGGCGATCCGCCCAGGACACCGGAGGCGATGGCGGTGGAGAACGAGAAGATACGCCGCCTGCTGGCGCGCGAGCAGCTGCAGCGCAAGCTGGTCAGCACCGGCGAGGCCGTCAACCTGAACCGCGCCGCGCACGGAGATACCGTGAAGCAGGAAGGGGCCAGCTTCCGCGAGTTGCCGATGTGGGCCACGCGCCTGCCCGGCGGCAATTACCTGCAGATCGCAGAGAAGTCGTTTCCGCAGGTCAAGCAGATGCTGCAGGCGCGCGACCCGATGGCTTTCGAGGAGCAGCTGGGCTTCTGGCGCGGGCTGGAGCAGACCATGCAGGGCTCGGTCAACGCCACCATGCTCAACCCGGCGTTCCACATGTTCACGGTGGCAAGCCGCATGGCGCCGTTCGAATTTAAATCCAACCCGTGGTGGACGCCCGACTCGCACCAGCGCGCGGTGCAGATGCTGGGCAACCGCGAACAGATGCAGCGCATGCGTGCCGATGGCTACCGTCAGTTCCCGGTGCGGCAGACCGACCTGCCCACCGGCGCGCAGATGGGCGCGGTCGAAAAGCTGATGCGAAAGCACCCCATGAGCGAGAAGACCTACGCGGCTTGGATCGGCTCGCACAACTGGATGGCGAAGTCGGTGAACTTCTGGCAGGCGATGTTCTACGACATGACCAAGGCCGACCTGATGAAGAAAGGTGCGCCGGAGCAGGCCGCGCACCTGATGGCGATCCGCAAGTCGAACACGATGGCGGGCAATCTCGCCAAGGCCGAGATGCGTCCCGGCTGGTGGAAGGGCATGGGGTCCACCTTCTTCTCGCGCGGCTATACCTCCACCGTGCTGCGGCAGCTGACGCGCTCCATTGCGCACGACAAGACCTTGCAGGCGGCGCTGCGCCAGCGCGGTTTCACCCCGGAGCAGGCGATGAAGCTGGTGCACCAGAACCGCGACGACTTCGCCGCCGCGCTGATGCGCGACTACATCATGTTCCAGACCTCGATGCAGGCGTGGAACTACACGGCCACCGCGCTGTACGACGAGGAGGACAAGCACGGCAACACGGGCGGGCACTTCACTTGGCAGAATAAGGGCTCGGAGGGGATCGGCGATGTGATTGCGCCCACGCGCGTGTTCTCGGGCCGCGACGAGGAAGGCAATGGCATCTACCTGCGCGCGCCGTTCCGTACCACGCTGGACATGCTGCTGTTCCTCAAGCAGCCCGCGCAGATTCTGAGCGGCGAGCGCCCGGAGTGGATCACGCATAAGGTGCATCCGATGGTGCGTGGTCTGCAGCAGCAGTTCTCGGGCGAGCACTTCGGCGGTCAGCCGATGGGCGACAGGCCCGCCACGCTCGCCAATATTGTTGAGAGCACCGTGCCGCCGCTGGGCGATACCGCGCACGCCGCCGCCGAAGCCTACCGCCAGCAAAACGCCGACTATCTGGCCGACTACCTCACGGGCGTGGTCAAGAATATCGGCGAGCATCCCTTCGTCACCGCCGGGAATCTGATCGGCGCGCAGGTGCGGGTGGTCGATCCGCACTACGAGGCCAAGCGCGGGTCTACTGAAGTGTTCCAGAAGCGCGACGTGCTGCAGAAGCGCGCTGGTAAGATTCGCCAGCAGTGGAAGCACATGGACGAGGAGGACCGCGATGCGGCCACCGCCTCGATCCGCGAGGAGG